TCTCTAGGGTTGGCACTCAGACCTATCTAGCCTCAGAACTTGGCTTAGATGGCGATCCAATCCGCAAGGTAGTGCTTTATCGCCCAGCCTCGGAAGTGTTCGATCAATCGAGCATTGATTCATTTAATGGAAATCCATTAACAAACAATCACCCCCCAGTCTTAGTAACTAAAGACAACTGGAAAGAGTATTCGCATGGTGATGTAAGGGGAGTGGCTAAAGCCTCTGATTCGCATGTAGGTGCTGAGATTGTATTTAAGACCCCTGAAATTATTGGGGCCCTAGATAGCGGTAAGTGCGAGCTATCGAATGGTTACAAATTCAATTTGGATATGACGGCAGGTGTTTCTCCTAACGGTGAAGCGTATGACGGTATTCAAAGGCAAATACGCGGCAATCATGTCGCATTGGTAGACAAAGCAAGATGCGGGTCAGCTTGCCGAGTTCACGATAACGCCCCCGCAGGCAACAACAAGGAAATCCCCATGACTGATCGCAAGATCGTAGTTGATGGCATCCCTCTTGAGGTCAGCGAGACCACAGCGGGTGTTATTGAAAAGTTAGCAAAAGACCGTGATGAAGCCCTAAAAATGGCTACTGATGCGGATTCTAAAGTAGAGGAACTTAACGCTACTCATAAAGCAGAGACAGAGGCTCTAGTAGCTGAACATACTGCACAAGTGGATGAGCTTAAAAAGGATGTAATCACTCCTGAAATCCGCGACTCATTGATCCCTGCTTGGGCTGCAATGATCGAAACAGTTAAGAAGCATTCGACTGTAGCGACTGATGGTAAGACTTGCACTCAGATTCGTCGTGAGTTTGTCGAACAAATCGCCGTTGATGCTGAGAAAAGCGCAGTAGTTGCCCCTGTATTGGCTGGCAAATCCGTAGCCGATGCGAGTGATGAAGCTATCTCTATCGCATTCGGTGTTTTAGCTATCTCCCTTGATTCTAAGAAAGAATCTGCAAACGGTGAGAAGGCAGTAGGCGATGCATTGGCTGGCGTAGTTAAATCTGCACCTGCTATTTCAGCTCGTGACCTCTTTATCCAAAACCAATCCGCCCGATAAGGGTTTTATCCATTTAGGAGATTTATATGCAAGACTTGTTAAATACCCCAGGCGGCATTCTGCGTGATCGTGGCTATGCTGGCTCGATCGTAGATCAAAATGTCTACCAATCTGTCAGCAAAATCAATACTGGCGCTACTGTTATCGACTTTGGCGCTCCTGTAGCTACTGCTGGTGATGGTGTTGGTTGTCATGGTGTTGTTGCTGATACCGATTCAATCATTGGCTTCGCTATTCGCTATGCAGATCACCCATACAACGCTGATGGCACAGTTTCATTTGCTATTAACCAAACTGTCCCAGTTGCTAAGTCAGGCCGTATGTATGTTACTGCTGCTGAAAACGCAATTGAAGGCGATCAAGTTATCTCCATTACTGCTGGTGGCTTAGGTTCTTTGTCCAAAGCCGCTGCTGGTGCTGGTCGTGTTGCAATCATCGGCGCTAAATGGGCTGAGCCCGTAGTAGCTGGTTCAATTGGCATTATTGAGTTCAACCTTTTAGGTCGCTAATCACTTAGCAAATAATCACGCAATCAAGCCGCCTACGGGCGGTTTTTTTACGTCCTAGCCCCGCTATATGCGGGGTTTTTCTTTTGGAGAAACACATGACTAAAATTGTTTTAGATGCGGCTACTATCAAGTCCGCAAACGATGCTTATGCAGTAACCCGCCAAGCTGAAATCAATGCTTTTGATGCAGTTTTGCGTCAGACTATTGGTCAAGCTCCTGAAGTTCGCGCCGTAAGCGATGCAACTGCTGGTATGTCATTCCTCGTAAGTCAATTGGCTTACACAGAGGCAGGCGTATATAGCCGTCAATACACACCTATGCAGTATGAGCGCTTAGTTCCAATCTCTAGCGAAGCTGGCGAATGGGCTGAGACTGTTCGCTACCAGACTTATGACTCAGTAGCTCGTGGCCGTCGTGCTTCAAGCAAGTCTGATGATATTAACTTGGTCGATATTACTGTTGCTGAGCGTTCAATGGACATCGCACCGGGTGATATTGGTTACCACTTCACACAACAAGAATTGATCCAATCCGCTTACCTTAAGCGCCCATTGCCACAAGGTCGCATGGAAGCGGCAATGGATGGCTATCGCCGTCACATGAACGATGTTGCATTGAATGGCGAAGGCTCAGATTTGAAGGGCTTATTCCAGCACCCAAGTATTTCTAAGGGCAATGTACCGTCTGGTAAAACTTGGGCTACTGCTACTCCTGCTCAAATTCTTGGTGACTTGAATGCTGGCTTGTATCAAGTGTTCAACAGCTCAGCAAATAACGATGTGCCAAACACAATCGTATTGCCACCTGCTGCATACGCTCTTATCAACAGCACACCACGCTCTGATAACAGCGATATGACTATCTTGGAATACTTCAAAGCCAACAATCTTTACAAAGATTACATTGGTGGCGAAATTACAGTATTGCCGGGCTTTGGCTTGCAAACTGCCGGCACAAGTAAGGGTACTCGCGCATTGTTCTACACAAACAGCGCAGAGCGTTTAGTAATGCATATCCCAGTAACTTTACGCTTCTTAGCTCCGCAATTGCGTGGCCGTGGTGTATTCGTGCCTGGCGATTACCGTTACAGCGGTGTTGAAGTGCGCTATAGCAAGTCTGCGTACTACATGGAAGGAATGTAATCAATGACCCCCATCGAATTTAAGGCTCTGTTCCCAGAGTTTTCGACAGTTACCGACACGGTGCTACAGGCTCAGCTTGATATGGCATTGCCAAGTTTCAACCTGTCTCGATGGGGGGATTACTTGAACGAAGGAATGGGTAGCTATGTTGCCCATTCCCTAGTTTTGAAAGGCATTACATCTACAAGTGGACTATCTACCGACTTCAATATGAAGAAAGTAGGCGATGTTCAAGTTCAATCATCGGACTTGATGTTGCAAAAGAAAGCAGAAAACCCATTTATGAGAACGCTCTATGGTCAGCGTTACCTTTATTTGGTGAAAATTATCGGCTCGGGTCATCTAATAGCATGATCTCAGCCAAAGTAAGTGGCGGAGAAATTGCTAAACGTAGGCTTGATCAATTCATAGGCACTGTCGCAACGATTGGCGATGAGCAGGTTCGCGTTGGCGTGCCTAGTAATTTAGCTTACCCAAACGGCACACCCGTAATTTTAGTGGCTGCAGTACATGAGTTTGGAGTTCCGGGCAAAGTTCCCGAGCGCCCATTCCTTAGAAACGCAATAGCGGAAGGTGCAGAGGTCTTAAATAAGATCAATGAATCAAATTTAAAGTGCGTATTCCTCCAAAATCTTCCGGTAACAGTCAGCTTAGACCGATTGGGAATGAAGGCATCTAGCCTAGTTCAGCAATTCATTAGAGCCGGAGCCTTCCAATCCTTAGACCCAGCAACAATCAAAGCAAAAGGTAGCTCGAAAGCACTTATTGATACTGGCTTATTGATTCAAAGCATTACACATGAGGTAGTCGCTAAATGATTGAAGTATCAGACCTTATCAATGATCCCGATTTCGCACAGCCTTTTCAGATTAACCGAATGTTTGGTTCATTCATCAATGAAGGTGAGTGGTCGGATGCTCCTGTAACGCTCGATCGTATCGGGGTTATTCAACCAACCAAGGCGCAAGATGCTCTTCAATTCTTGCCGGAAGGTGAGCGCCAATCTAACGCGATCACCATTTACTGCACTCAGGATGTATTGATGGGTGATGGTCAATCACTACGATCGGACACGGTTCTATGGAATGGCTCTCAGTATCGAGTGGCTTTTGCTAAGCCGTGGCAACAGCATGGCTATTGGTTCGCAATCGCAACAGGAATGGCTATATGACAGATTTAGACCTCATTAATTTAAAGATTCGCACTCTAATTCGCACCGTAATGGGTATGCCCGTTAATAGCGTACGCAAGGCGAATTCAAACGCACCAACGGGAGGTAAATCGGAGCCATTCGCAACGGTATTAATTACTGCCATTGATGCTAAAGGTAGTGATGAAAGACGGCTTTCTGTTATTGCTGGCACCAACACTATTCAATCCAACATGGTTGGACAACGAACTTGTAGCGTATCAGTTCAATTCTTTAGGCTTGGAGCCTATCAAAACGCTCTCAGGTTGCTTTCAATTCTTTCTCTCGACTCATCGGTAAGCATGATGCAACAGCTTGGATTGGGGCTTCTAAAGACTTCTAGTGTTACCAATGTAACCGCCGTAATTAATACGGAATGGGAAGAGCAGGCAAAGGTTTCAATCGACTTTAGCGCAATCGTTTTGGAAGGTGAAGTTCTGAACACCTACGGAACTGTAGAGATTGACATTCATTCAGACAAAAAAGACATACATGGCAACTTAATTGAGGCCATAAGCACAATCAGCCTAGACGTAAAGGCATAGATCAATCATTAACCAAAGGGCATCTAAATGAGTAAAATCCCAGTTTCTAAAATCGTTAGCGTTACCGTTAATGTATCTCCAACATTCCCACAGGGCGCAGGATTCGGATTAGCTTGCATCTTGACGGATTCAGCACCTTCAAACGCTTCTAATACATCAGTAATTAGCTTCTACTCTGATATGGATAGCGTATCTGCTGACTGGGCTTCTACTTCTGAGGCTTATAAAGCAGCCAATATCTTCTTTATGCAATCCCCACGGCCTGAGCAGATCGCTATTGCAAGTATTCATGCTGGCGAGACTGTTACAAATGCCCTGATCCGTATTAACGATGCAAATACTAGCTGGTATGGCTTAACCCTTGCAATCGCTGGCGGCGTTACTGATGCTGAGATTCTTGAAGCTGCTGCTTGGACTGAGGCTCACACTAAAGTATTCGGCTATACGACAAACGTACTAGCTTCACTCGATGCAAGTTCAATCACCGATATTGGCTACAAGCTAAAGCAATTAGGCTACTCACGCACATTCGGTCAGTATGACGATAACGATGCTTATGCAGTTGTTTCAGCAATGGCTCGCATCCTAACTACTAACTTCTCGATGAAGGACAGCACTATCACGCTGAAATTCAAACAAGAGCCTGGCGTAACTCCAATCAACGTAACCGAAACTCAGCGTCAAGCATTGATCGCTAAGAAATTGAACTATTACACCTACTTCGGTGATAGCGCGATGTTGGCTGAGGGTGTCGTAGCTAATGGTCGATTCTTGGATGAAGTAATTGGCTTGGATTGGTTGCAGAACACTATTCAAACTCAGGTATTCGGCTATCTGCTGACCCGTACCACTAAGGTTCCACAAACCGATAAGGGTGTTGCCGCTTTATTGCATCAAGCAGCCATTGCTTGCGATGCCGCTACTAATTGCGGATTACTATCCCCAGGCACATGGAACGGTATGGATTTAGGCGAGGTTAAATCAGGCGATTTCTTGCCAAAAGGCTACTACGTTTGGGCGCCTAAAGTTGCCTCACAAACTCAGTCAGACCGTGAAGCTCGCAAATCCCCGCCGATTCAGATCCTTGCTAAAGGTGCTGGCGCTATTCATGGTGTCGATATTGCATTGACATTTGAGCGCTAAGAACACTTAGAAACACATTACAGCCCCGCACTTGCGGGGTTTTCTTTTTATTGGGCTGCCTGCGGGTGGCCTTTTTCATTTGGAGCTACACATGAAGGCTTATTCATTTCAGAACTGCGTTGTTTTAGTTAATGGCGTAGAAATTACAAACTGGTCAGATGGTGATGATGTTCTTGACATCAAACGTCGCAAGAACTCGATCGAAGATAAAGTCGGTGCAGATGGCAAGATGATGATGACTATCGGATCTGATAAATCAGGCTCTTTCACATTCAAATTGCAAGCTACTAGCCCGTCAAACAAGTTCCTTGGTGCTATTCAGTCACTTGGCGAAGCTGGCGCCCAAACATTCGTGCCTGTAACCGTTCAATTCTTAGACACATACCGCAACGATATGTCTATCGGTACTGTTGGCTACATCACTAAGCCTGCTGATATTAAGCGTGGCGCTTCTGCTGGTGACACAGAGTGGGAAATCGTAGTAGAAAACTTGAACACATTGCTTGGCGATGCGGCTGATATTTTGGCAGGAGCTTAATAAATGGCCGCTACTCAAATTGATATTGGGGGTCGTCAAATCTCTATTGGCACTCTTGGCATTATTGATGCCCTGCGTGTTGAAGTAGCTATTGCCAAGGTAATCGGTGAACCATTGTTCGCAGCTTTGACAACGGTTAAAGATGGCGCTGAGAAGATGGGCATTACTGCCTTGGCTATCGGTCAATTGGCTTCCAAGATGGATGCCGATGACCTGATTAAGACAATGGAGACCGTTTTTAAGTGTGTTTCTATTGACGGCAAGCGCATCAACTCAATGGAAGAGTCATTCAATGGTCGCAATAAGGAAATTTGGCAAGTGTTTATTGCTGCCCTGAAAGCGAACTTCGCTGATTTTTTTCCAGAAAACCTCTTAACTTCGCTGTCAGGAACAGAGCAAGCGTAGAGGTATTTGAATCAGCAAATATCAATTGGTACATCATGCGTCCGGTTATGCGTAACCCGCCGCTATGTACCTTGATCGAATTAAAAGACGGCTCCTACACCCTAAATGACCTCGCAGACTTTCACGAGGCTATGGATGAGGAAGTTGAATATCAACGCAGACAAGAAAAAAAGTGAGATTAAGTGAGCGCACAAGCACTAGATAGCTTCTTTGTAGAACTCTTTTTCAAGGGTGACACAACGGCAGCCAAGCAATTTGATGAATCGCTTACCAATATCCACGCCTCCGCTTTAAAGGTTGGCGCAGTAATGGTGGGCGCAGCCGCCGGACTTCTTGCTTTCGTTGGCGGTGCCGCGCATGGAATGGCAGAATTAAATGAGTTTGCTAAGACTAATGACGTATCAGCATCAAGTGTTGAAGCTCTAGGCCGTGTTGCTAAAGAGGCTGGTATTGATATGGAGTCGGTTAAATCCAGTATTGCAGGGCTTAACTCAATCACTGGTGAAGCTGCATTGGGTGTTGGCCGTGGCGCAATGATCTTTCAAAAGCTGGGCCTAAGCGCTAAAGATGCCTCTGGTAATGTCCGATCCGTTGATGAAATGCTTGGAGTTGTAGCCGATAAGATCAATGGCTTGCCTAGAGCAGAGCAATTGGCTTATCTAAATAAATTAAGAATTGACCCTAATATGGTCAAAATCCTAAAAGATGGCGGCGAAGCGTTCAAAAAAATGCGGGAAGAGGCGGAGGGAAAGGGCTTATTTTCAGATGCAGATTATGAACGTGCTGAGAATGTAAACATCTTATTTAAGCGTACTGGTGTTGTGATCGGTGTATTAGCTAAGTTACTAGCCGTTAATCTTTTCCCAGCAGTAGAGAAGATCCTCAATGGCTTCCTAGACTTTTACAACGCTCAGCGTAAGGCGACTAGCGGGACATTTATTACGGCGTTTAAGTTGTTTGGAGCAGTTCTCGAAACTGTTTGGGACTGGGTTGTACGCCTAAAGAATGGTGTGATGTACGTAGTCGATGCTCTTCAAAAGTTTAATATCTTGACCTATCTAGCTGGCGGCGCATTAACTATCTTCGCTGGTGTGGCAATAGCCAAGGCAGTAACGGCAACGTACGAACTAATAGCTGGGATGGTTAAGCAGGGCATCGCCATACTTTCAAATATTACTCTTATGGGGTTGATGACAGGCGCAGTTAGGTTATTAAAAGGTGCAATCAACGGTCTTTTGACTGGTGCAATCTTCTTAATCATTGATGATCTAGTGAACTGGGTCGAAGGTAATGATTCAATAATCGAGCAACTTTACAACCAGTTCCCCGCTGCATTGGCAATTTTAAGTGCTGCTATGACAGGTTTAATGTTGCTAATGAATACCTTTGGTATCAGGACTGCTGTCATGTGGCTTTGGGCTTTCTGGCCCATTACCTTGGCGGTCGCTGGAATTGCTGGATTAGGTGCTGCAATTTGGTACTTTTGGGATGACATTAAAAGCATTGGTGAAAAGATAAGCAAACTTTGGCATGATTATGTGATTGACCCATTTCAAAAAGCTGTTGATCTATTTAATCAGGTCAAGGGGTTTGTGGGAGGTTCGTTTAGCTCTCAGGTTGATGTAAATCAAACCTCAAAAACACAAGCTAGTGGAATAAATGCAATTGGTGGAGTTATTGGGGTATCTGCAAATCAAGGTTCGGTAAGTAACAAATCAACTACTACCGTGGTCCAAGGCACAGTTGTAAACGTCAAGACTGATAACCCAGAGGTAATGGCTAAGAGCTTCGATCGAGCCACTCGTGAGGCCGTTAGAAATCATCAAAATTCGGTGGCTAACTAATGAGCCTACTTAGCATACTCACAGGCCGTGTTGCCATTATTCGATCAGTTAGCGGATTTGTCTTTGATGCAGTATTTGAAGAGGATCATACGGCTGAATTAGAGGTCACTGATAACCCAGTTGAATCAGGGGTAACAGTTTCTGACCACGCATATATGAAGCCTTTGCGGGTCAAGATCAAGGCGGGTGTATCGGATGCCGTTCTCAACCCAATTACCCGATTCTTTGGTGCAGATCAATTCTCAGGCGGTACAAGCAGATCAAAGAGGGCATTCGATTTACTTTGTGAGCTCCAAAAATCAGCAGAACCATTCGATGTTCAAACAGGATTAAAGCTCTACAAGAACATGGTTTGCACAAGTATTCGTACCGTTCAAGATGCTGCCACTTCATCCGCTTTAATCTTCGAGGCTGATTTGAGAGAGGTAATCATCGTCACCACTGAGGCAGTTACTTACCCTCCAAGATCAAAAGCAAGACAGGCGCAGAAGCCTAAAGATGGTGGCGAGAAGCAAGGTGCAGAGGTTCCTGCTGGAGATAAAAAGCAATCCTTACTTAAAACTGTATTCGGATCATTCGGAAAATGACAATCATTACACTCCCTCTCAATTCCTCAGTAGCCCAGAGATTCGTTACCCAGCTTGGCGATACAAAGTATCAATTCGATATTCGTTTTAATGATCGCTCTAGGGTTTGGTCTATGTCTATTACTGACGATGCCAGTAGCACTCTATTGGTGTCGGGTATCGCTATTCTTTTAGGTCAAAACTTACTAGCCCCATTCAATTTAAAGATGGGCGCACTAATGGTTTATGACGAATCGAACTCAGGTATTGACGCTGGGGCGAATGATCTAGGCTCTAGGGTCAATGTTTACTGGTTCAGTCAGGACTTATTGCCATGAGTGATTCAGGCGCAGTAAGGCAATGGGGCAGGGTAGCCGAAGTGATTATCGGCAAAGGTGGAAGCGGTCTAAAAGTGACGAATCTCCGCATTCAGTTCGAGATCGTTAAGACCGTTGATCACACCCCAAATAAAGCCCTCATTAAGATATTCAACTTAAACCCTGAGAACGAAGCCAAGATCAAGAAGGAATACACCAATATTTTTCTTAATGCTGGCTATAAAGATAATATAAAGCTGGTTTTTACTGGAAACATCATTCATGTATTCCGCTATCGTGAAGGCAACGACTTCATTACTGAAATCGAAGCTGCCGATGGAGATAACGACTATCGCAATGCCTTTGTCAATACGGTTCTAGCTTCGGGAACGACTAATGCTGATGTAGTCGATCAGGTAGCCAAGACCTTCACATCCACTTCAAACAATGGTGTAAAGCAAGTTACTGGCGCAGCTCGCACTCGTGGAAAAGTCTTAGTGGGTAATTCTCGGGATGCCCTCCATAAAGTAGCCAACCAATCAGGCGCCAACTGGTCAATTCAAGATGGAGTTTTGCAGATCGTTAAGACTGATTTATTGCTTCCTAATGAGGCAATCGTAGTTAATGCTTTAACTGGAATGCTCAGTTCGCCCGAAATCAACGAGGAAGGTATTACGGTCAAGTTTCTGATGAACCCTAATGCGCGAGCGAACGGATCATTAAAGCTGGATAACAACTCGATCAAACTAAAAGGTCAAAAGGTTGGAGAAACTCAAAAGGGTAACCAACTAACAGGCACAACGGTTGATTCAAGCAATATGCCCGCAACAGATAAGACCACCAAGCTAGATACAGACGGAATCTACAAGATTCTCAAACTCACCCACAAGGGCGATACGAGAAGCCAAACATGGCAAACCGAAGCCCTATGCGTTGCATTGGGTGGAAGATCAACAGTCAGTAAGGGTAAGAAAAAATGAGCGGAGAACTATTACAGAAAGATGCTCAGCTAATCTCAGGACTTGGAAGCGCATTAAATCAAGCCTTAGATAATCGCCTTAAATCCTTGCATACGGCTTGCCCTGGCATTGTCGTGAGTTTTAATTCTGACGTACAAACGGCAGTAGTTCAACCGACTATTCAGATGGTGATGGTCAATGGCAATCAGGTTAATTTGCCTTTATGCCTTGATGTACCCGTTCATGTATTGCAAGGCGGTGTTTTTGCCATGACCATGCCTGTTACGGCTGGCGATGAGTGCTTATTAGTATTCTCTGAGCGCTGCATAGATGGCTGGTTCTCAGGTGGAAGTACAGCGCCCCCAGCCGACTATCGGATGCACGATTACTCAGACGGATTCGCATTTGTCGGGTTCTCCAGTAACCCTAAAAAGGTCAGTGGATATAGCGCCGACTCAGCCCAGCTTAGATTGAAGGATGGCTCAGCCTCAATCACGCTATTTGCTGATGGGTCGGTACAGGCCAAGACCCCAGGCGGTGATTACAAGATGAGTGCTAGTGGCGCGATGGAGATAAATGCTCCAGAAGGAACCGTAATTAATAGCCCAAATATCACGCTAAATGGGAACACTACCGTAATTGGAAATATTGCTGGATCACCCGGCAACGGTGGCAATGGTAGCGCTAAGTTTGATGGGACTCTAAACGCTACTGTAGACGTAACTGGCGGTGGAATTTCACTCAAATCACATAAAACAACTGGCGTAAAAGCTGGCTCAGATCAATCAGGGAATCCAATTTAATGCTTACTAGACGCTTAGATTCAAACCATGACATGACTTTCGGTCAGGGCTTAGCCAACTATGCCAAAGATCAAGAAGCGGTAGCTCAGAACGTCAAAACCCGTCTACTTTCAATCATGGGCGAATGGTTCTTGGACGATGGCTTTGGAGTTCCTTACCTAAGTGATATTTGCATTAACCCCGCAAACATCCCATTGGCTGAATCGCTAATTAGACAGTCAATCCTCGGAACTATGGGCGTTAAAGAAATAACTAGCTTTGATCTGTTATTTAGTCACGAAACAAGAAAGTTAAGTATTGCCGTAAATCTGACAACAGTTTACGGAACGATTGAAAACATTAAGGTGGATAACGTCGTATGACAACGCAATTAACCAGCACAGGATTTCAACGGGACGGATTAGATGTAATCTTGGCGAATTATCAAGCCGCTATGATCGCCATATTTGGCCCCAGTATTAACTTAGACCCCGATACACAAGACGGGCAAATGCTCGGCATCTTCTCTGAGGGAATCAGTAGTGAAGATCAACTAGCGGAAGCTGTTTACAACTCCTTTAATCCTTCTCTCGCAAGCGGATCAGGTCTTTCTAGGTTAGTCCAGCTTAACGGGATTAGTCGCATTGCAGGGGCATATAGCATTGGTTTGGCTACCTTTACAGGGATTGCAAATACTGTAATCCCGTCGGGCACATTGATCTCCAACCCATCTACACAAGACCAGTTCTCGACAATGGCTGATGCTACGATCGGGGTCGATGGCTCTATTTCTGTAGCTATTATCTGCACTGTAATTGGCGCAGTATCAGCTCCATCTAACTCAATTACAAAGCTAGTTACACCTCAATTTGGGGTTTCAACGGTTAGCAATCCGAGTAACGCGACCATTGGTAGATCACAAGAAACGGATTCAGAATTAAGAATTCGGCGCGCTAAATCTGTTGCCATTGCTTCTCAGTCAATGGTAGATTCACTGGAGGGTGGCTTGCTATCCGTTGCTAATGTTACTAACTGCATCGTGTTTGAAAATGCTACGGAATTAACGGATTCCAATGGCTTACCACCTCATTCAGTTTGCTGCATCGTATCTGGTGGGTCTGATTCTGATGTGGCGCAGATGATTTGGCTATTGAAGTCGCTTGGCGTTACTTTGTTTGGTACCTCATCGAGTATTGCGCTTGATAACAAAGGAAGATCGCACTCGATCATATTTTCTAGACCAATCAGCGCACCTATTTATATAAATATTGCGATCACCAAAAAAGACGGCTATCCATCTACAGCACCTGCAGATATAGCTAATGCAATCGTGGCCTGGGGATTGGCGAATCAAGATATTGGTGGGGAGGTAATTTATTCCCGTCTTTATGAACCGATCAACTCAATTGCTGGCTTTTCAGTTTCAAGCCTTGCTATTGGGCGATTGCAGGATTCATTATCTAGTGCAAATATTAAAATGGCTTATTCAGAGCTGGCCTCTTTTAGCATTGCCAATATTGCAGTTACGGTAAGCTAAAGATGCTGAAAACGATAAATAAATCTGAATACTCATTATTCGTTGGTGAATTAGTATCTTTTGCACCCATGCAAGCATTTTCATCGTCAGGATTGTCATATGATGTCAGTCCATTATTACCCAGTGGATTATCAATCGATTCAGTCAGCGGGATAATTCAGGGTGCTCCCAATAAGTTGTCCAGAAATTTAAGATATACGGTAACTGCAAGCGATGGCATTAGCTCGGCGGCGACTACCTTTACCATCTTAGTTGGCAAATCTTCTGTAAGCCTAGTGCCAATGGATATTAAGTCCATCGCTCAATCACGTATAGCACTTCAATTTAGGGGGAGATAAGTGACATTACTAGATACCAACTTTCAGAAGTATGTAGATGCGATTATCAGCCCTCTGGCCAATGATGAGTCTGCCTATGCTCAATTGGCTTTACTGCCAGACGTAGATTTAATGACTGGCGTAAATCTTGACGTGATAGGTCAAATCGTAGGCGCTACCAGAATCATCCCTTTATCAATGGCGGTTAAATTTTTTGGCTTTCAAGGTCAAAATGGTGCTGATATTTTTGGTGAGGAGGGCAACTCCTTTGTTGGATCAAGATTTAGGGATGACGCTGAATCAGCTTTTGCTACCAGTGTTTTGGCTGACCCTGAGTTTCGATTGCTCATAAAAGCTGCCATTGCAAGAAATTACTGCAAGGGAACTGGTAATGACGTTCTTAATGCGCTTTCCATCATTCTCGATACAGATTACGTCTATGTTGAAGATTTAGGATCAATGTCATTCGGTGTCGGTATTGGTCGAATCCTGAGTTACTTAGAGGAACAACTAATTAAGTCGCTCGATATTTTGCCAAGACCAGCGGGTGTAAGCATTGGCTGGAAAGCCGTATTTGATGGCGCTCAATTCTTTGGTTTTGACAATCAAGTGGGGGCGCAGGGATTTATGGAAG